GGTGTAAGAGGTGGTAGTGCAACGGTACACTTTCCTATATGGCACCAAGAGATATCAGATATATTAGTTCTTAAAAACAATAAAGGTTCAGAAGATAATAGAGTTCGTAAATTAGATTATTCAATTCAACTATCAAAATTATTTTATCAAAGATTTATTAATGATGAACAAATAACATTGTTCTCACCACATGATGTACCTGAATTATATGATACATGGGGTACGGATAAGTTTGATAAGTTATATGAAGAATATGAAAAGAAAACATCTATTAAAAAGAAAAAAATATCAGCTCAAGAATTAATACAAAGTCTATTAAAAGAACGTGCAGAAACAGGACGTATCTATATTATGAATATAGACCATTGTAATACACATTCATCATTTAAAGACACAATTACAATGTCAAACCTTTGCCAAGAAATTACATTGCCTACTAAACCATTACAACATATAGATGGTGAGGGAGAGATTGCATTATGTATATTATCAGCAATCAACTTAGGTATATTAAAAGATTTTGATGAATTAGAATTATTATGTGATTTATCAGTTAGATCATTAGACGAAATTATAGATCATCAACAATACCCAGTTAAGGCCGCAGAGATATCAACTAAGGCCAGAAGAAGTTTAGGCATAGGTTATATTGGTCTAGCACACTATCTAGCAAAAAACAAATTAATGTACCATGAAAAAGGTGCGTGGAAATTAGTAGATGAATTAACGGAAGCATTTCAATACTATCTTTTAAAAGCAAGTAATACACTTGCAAAAGAAAAAGGTAAGTGTGAATACTTTAATAGAACAAAATATTCTGATGGTATCTTACCAATTGATACCTATAAAAAAGAGGTAGACGAAATAGTTACCAGAAAACTATCATTTAATTGGGAGAAATTGAGAAAGGATATTGTTGAGCACGGCCTTCGACATAGCACACTCTCGGCTCAAATGCCATCGGAATCTTCAAGTGTTGTATCTAATGAAACAAATGGTATTGAACCACCAAGAGACTTCTTATCTATTAAGAAATCTAAAAAAGGTCCATTAAAACAAGTTGTTCCAAGTTACAATACTATGAAAAATTTTTATACTTTATTATGGGATATGAAATCAAACGAAGGTTACATAAACATAGTAGCAGTAATGCAGAAGTATTTTGATCAAGCAATCAGTGGTAATTGGTCATACAATCCTGAAAATTATGATACAGGACAAGTACCTTTATCAGTTATGATAAACGATTTATTAACAACATATAAGTATGGTTGGAAAACATCTTACTATCAAAATACTTATGATGGTAAAAAAGATTTAGATGCACCATCAGTTGTAATTAAAAATAGTGTGCCCGAAGTAGATATAAACGAAGTAGCAACAGATGCAGAAAATTGTGATAGTTGTACTATATAATGGAGAAAGAAAATGAGTAGATCAGTATTTAATAAATCAAAAGGTTTAGATTTTACCAAAGCAAATATGTTTTTTGGTGATGACCTGGCTGTTCAAAGATATGATACGTTTAAATATCCGATTTTTGATAAGCTAACACAACAACAATTAGGTTTCTTTTGGAGACCAGAAGAAGTATCATTACAGAAAGATCGTAACGATTATCAAGAGTTAAGACCAGAACAAAAGAATATCTTTACATCTAATTTAAAATACCAAACAATGTTAGATAGCGTACAAGGACGTGGACCTTGTTTGGCATTTTTACCGTTTTGTTCTTTACCTGAATTAGAGGGTTGTATTGTAACATGGGACTTTATGGAAACAATACATAGCAGATCATACACTTACATTATTAAAAATCTTTATGCTAATCCTGGAGAAATCTTTGACACGATTATAGAAGATAAAAAGATTGAAGAACGAGCAGAATCAGTAACTAGAAGTTATGATGATTTAATAGAAATGGGTTACAAATATCAATTAACACCAGATAAAGTTGATATGTATGAATTAAAGAAAAGATTATGGAAGGCTTTAATAACAGTAAACATATTAGAAGGTTTAAGATTCTATGTATCATTTGCTTGTAGTTTTGCTTTTGGTGAATTAAAACTATTAGAAGGTTCAGCAAAGATTATATCTTTTATTGCTAGAGATGAAAGTCAACATCTAGCCGTATCACAAAGAATAATTAATAACTATAAAGACGTAGAGAATGATAAGATGATGTTAAAGATTATTAAAGATACAGAAAAAGAAGTTTACAAAATGTATGATGATGCTGTTGTTTCAGAAAAACAATGGGCAACTTATCTATTCTCACAAGGTTCTATGATAGGATTATCAGAAAAACTTTTACACCAGTTTGTAGAGTATATGGCCAATAGACGTATGAAGGCCATTGGATTAGATCCTGTTTATGATACAAAGATAAATCCATTGCCTTGGGTAGATCATTGGTTAAATAGTAAAGGCCAACAAAATGCTCCACAAGAAACAGAAATAGAAAGTTATGTTATTGGTGGTATTAAACAAGACGTAACAAAAGACCAATTTAAAAAGTTTAAACTATAATGATTACTAAACATACAAAAACTTGTCCTTCCTGTCAAACTAAATATGTAATAGCGTGGAACAATGAGATACACGAAATGAATCCAATAACGTGTCCATTTTGTGCTCACGAGATAGATGAGGAAGTTAGTGAAACAGATAACGACAGTTGGGATTGATTTCAGTTTAAATTCTCCAGCCATTTGTGTAAGTACTGGTAGTTTTAAATTTGAAGATTGTAAGTTTTTTTACTTAACAAGTAAAAAAAAACATATTGGTAATATGATGAAGAATATATTAGGTACAGAACACACTGAGTACACAAATCCTATAGAAAGATTTGCCAATCTATCTACTTGGGCATTAACAATTATAAACAAATTAACAGACCCTAAAATTTTTATAGAAGGATATTCTTATGGAAGTAAAGGTCAGGCCATATTTCAAATAGCAGAAAACGGTGGAATATTAAAGTATAGATTAAAAGAATATGATTATAAGATATTAGTGCCAAGTGTTATTAAAAAATTTGCCACAGGTAAAGGTAACGCAGATAAACAAAAGATGTATGAGCAGTTTACTACTGATACTGGAACAAACATGATGAAAACATTTGACATACCCACATTAAACAATCCAATTACAGATATTATAGATGCTTATTATATAGCAAAGGCTGGTTATGAAAATATTAAAAGCTAATAATTATATTAAAGATATGTCTGTAAATGTTTTTAATTTAAAAGATATTATGATTATACCTAGTTTAAAATGGCTGAATAAAAGAATTAAACCTTTATATGAAAGTATTGATAAAATAGGTATGATTTGGCCTATTATAGTTACTGATTTAGAACACTATTGGAATAAAGAAAAAAATTGGCCTAAAGACGAACAAGGAAAGTATAAACAAGGTACAGCAGTTCATACAGGTAATAAAAGAGTTTTATATGCTATAGAAAAAGGTTATAGTCATATTGAAGGGTATTTTGTAAAAAATTTGGAAGAAAAAAATAATATAATTACAAAAACATTTATATCAAAAGAGGAGTATACTAAATGAAAAATGTAAAAGGTTGGTATTTACCAGATTGGGACAATCATTTTGAAGATAATATAATAAGAATTAAAAACAAAGGTTTTCAATATCAAGGCTTACAAAGAGAATATGCTCTATCTTTTATCAAAGATTTTAAAAAAAATTGTATAGATGTTGGTAGTAATATAGGCTTTTGGTCAAAAGATATGTGTTTAAAATTTAATCATGTTTATGCTTTTGAACCACTTCCCGACAATATAGAATGTTATAAAGAAAATTTAAAAGAATTTAAAAACTATACCTTATATGACGTTGCTATTTCAAACGTAAATAATATACAAATGCCTTTATATATTTCAAGTAAAGAATGTGGTAACGCTAGTTTAAATAATTTTGGTGTGCAAAAAGGAACAACAGGTAATGAAATTAAATTAGAAGAATTAAAAACTATCACAGTTGATGTTAAAAAAATTGATGATTATAAATTTAAAGATATAGGTTTTATAAAAGTTGATTGTCAAGTACATGAAAAAGAAGTAATAGAAGGTGCTATAGAAACAATACAACAATTCAAACCTGTTTTATGTTTAGAATTGCCTACTAGAGATGATAAAGAAAAAGAATACCGCAATAATTTAATAGAATATTTAAAAAAATATAATTATGTATTAAAAGGTATCAACGGTAAAGAAAATATATTTGTTTATGAACAATGATAAAATTCTAGTTATAACATCCTTTAACGAAAAATTATATAAAGAATATGCTCACAGATTTACTGAAACTTATAATTGGCCTTTTGAATTAAATATATATACAGAAACTTTATTTAATATAAAACAAAATTATAAAATAATACAATTACATGATGATTGTAAAAATTTTGTTGAAAGAAATAAAGATAGAAAATTTGAAGATTATATAACTGATGGTGTTAGATTTTGCTATAAAGTTTATTCAACAATACAATCGGGTATTAATAATAATTATGATATATTGATATGGGTGGATGCTGATAGTGTTTTTTATAAACCTTTAACATTAGATTTTATTAAAAATAATTTATATAAAGAAAATAGAATGATGACATATCTTGGAAGAGGAGAACACTATAGTGAATGTGGTTTTTTATTATGGAATTTAAAACATAAAGATACATTAGATTATTTTAAAGAAATGAAAAAAATGTATAATGAAGATTTAATATATAAAGAAAGAGAACAACACGATAGTTATATATGGGATATAGTAAGAAAAAAATTTGAAAAAGAAAAAAATACATTGAATATAGATATAGGTGATAAAGAAGTAGGTCATGTACAAGCAAGATCAATATTAGGATCATTATACGACCACACTAAAGGTCCAAAAAGAAAACAAATGGGTAAAAGTCCAGAGGCTAGAGTATGATAAACATTTTTATAGGTTACGATAGTAAAGAAAAGATAGCATACCATGTGTTATCAGAAAGCATATTAAGAAATAGTACGAAACCAGTTTCTATAACCCCAATATATTTACCAAATATTAAAGATGATTTTTTAAGAGAAAGAAATAGTCTATCATCAACCGAATTTTCTTTTAGCAGATTTATTATACCGCATCTTATGAACTATCAAGGATGGGCATTGTTTATGGACTGTGATATGTTAATGAAAGCTGATGTGGAAGAACTTTGGAGATTAAGAGACGACAAGTATGCTGTTCAAGTTTCTAAACACGATTACACACCTAAAACAGAAACAAAGTTTTTAGGACATATACAGACGGCTTATCCTAAAAAAAATTGGTCAAGTTTCATGTTAATGAATTGTAAAAAATGTACAAGATTAACACCAGATTATGTTAACAAGGCCAGTGGTTTAGAATTACATCAATTTAAGTGGTTAGAAAAAGAAGAACTAATAGGTTCATTGCCTTTAGAATGGAATTGGTTAGCAGGAGAATATTCTTATAAAGAAGAAGTAAAAAATATTCATTACACAGATGGGGGGCCATATTTTGAACAATATGCTGATTGTGATTATTCAAACGATTGGTATAATGTTTATAATAATATGGTAAAAATACAATTATGATACAAGGATTTTGTACAAGGTGGGTAACAGATCAAATAACTAAACCTTTCGTTAAATCAGCAGATGGTATAATACACGAATACAGAAAAGAAGTTGACATGTTATCAAGAGTTAATTGGACATCTTTTAGAGAGAATGATGGCACTCCTTCTTTAGATGATATAAAAAAATATCCTATTGTTGTTTTTGGTATATTAAGAGGCACAGGCGAATTAATAAAACAATGTAAAACAATAAAACACACCTATTATCATATTGACCATGCTTATTATTTTAAAGCAAAGGAACATCAGATCAATCCTATATTGAATGATAAAATATATAGAATAACTAAAAACGGATTGATGATAAATTATATAGATAAATTAGATGATAATGATTACGAAAGAATAAAAAGATATAAAGGTTTTTATGAAATAAAACCTTGGAAA